AACTTTTTGGACACTAACCCTGATGGGTATTGTCTCTATTTTGACACTGAAGCAGCCGTCAATAAAGGACTATTGGAGTCTCGTGGAGTTGATACGTCACGGTTGGTTGTTGTAAATGTAGTCACCATAGAAGAGTTTAGAAGTAAGGCACTTAGAGCGATAGACATATACTTAAAAAAAGATGAAGAAGAGCGTAAACCTTGTATGTTTGTGCTAGACTCTCTAGGTATGCTTTCTACAGAGAAAGAGATCACAGATGCACTTAATGATAAACAGGTAAGAGATATGACTAAATCTCAACTTGTAAAAGGTGCGTTTAGAATGTTAACACTTAAATTAGGTCAAGCAAATGTCCCACTCATTGTCACAAATCACACGTATGATGTCATCGGAGCTTATGTTCCAACTAAAGAAATGGGAGGGGGTAGCGGACTCAAGTATGCAGCAAGCACAATCGTTTATCTCAGCAAAAAGAAAGAAAAAGATGGTAAGGAAGTCATCGGAAATATTATCAAAGCAAAGACTCATAAATCACGTTTAACAAAAGAAAATCGTGATGTAGAAGTTCGTCTGTACTATGATGAACGTGGTTTAGATCGTTACTATGGATTACTTGAGTTAGGTGAAATAGGCGGTATGTGGAAGAACGTTGCAGGACGTTATGAAATAAATGGTAAGAAACTCTACGCTAAACAGATTCTTGCTAATACCGAAGAATATTTTACAGAAGAAGTAATGCAAAAACTTGATACTATCGCAAAAGAATACTTCTCATATGGAACGAATTGAAACAACGGTTCTTCGGA